ATCCGCATGAGGTCGTCCAGACCCGTCTCCCCGAGCGCACGGGCGATCTCCAGCGCCCCCTTCCATTCGGGGTCGTCCGGGGTCAGGCCCGTCCATCCGCTGCCTGCGTCCGCCGTGAGCTGGAATCGGTAGGAAATCATCGGTTACGCCTGTCGGTAGTTGCTGACCGTCCCGGCCGTCGCCAGCCGCGTGTCCGTCCCGCCGTTGCCCAGAACGCTGTAGTCCGTGGACTGCGCCGGGGACTGCAAGCCGGGGTTCTGCGCCCCCACAAGGATGCCGTTGGGCGTCGTCCAGTAGCGGAAGTCGCTGCCAGCCTGCGTCACATCGCTGAACCCGTTGCTGGCGCTGCCGCCGCCGTCGAGCATCTTGGAAACGCGCTCCCAGCGGCCCGTGAAGGTCAGGTTGCCCTGGTTGTCCGGACGCCCGCTGGTGATCTCCCACTTCTCGTCCACCAGCATCGACCCCGGCGGCATCGGCCGCACCGGGCGCGGAGGGGCCTGGTTCATGCGCGTCACCATCGTCGTCTCGGTCAGCGTCGTCTCGGGCTTGCGCGTCTGGAACACGAAGTCGGGGGCGCTCTGCTGGGCGCTGGACATCCGCACTGTGCCGGGGTCCGTGTGCAGGACCGTCTTGCTGTCCGCGTCGAGGATGCTCGTCTGCGCCCCGCCAGACCCCGTGGACTGCACCGGGAAGGGATTCGTGAACGGGCCGCCGAAGTTGTCGTTGATCGCGGCCATGCCGTCGTCGCCGGAAGAAACCACGATCACGCTCGCCGTAGTGTTCTCGTCCGGAAGCTCCGCGCTCCAGAGCGCAGGCTGCACCATCGCGGTCGCGCTGGATGCCAGCATCGCCGCCGTGATGTAGTTCTCCACCCAGTGCGGGGCCATGTAGACCACCGACTGGTCCGGGTCGCCGTAGGGCGGGAGCGTCCGGTTCGCCGTCGCCCGCGTCACGGCGAACTCCGCGCCCACAAGCGCCGAAATCGGGAGGATCGCCGTCCCCGCCGTGTTCTTGGCCGAGATGCGCGTGCCGACGACCACCGTGCAGGCCCGGCGGTCGGTGATCGCGTGCTCTGTGATCTTCAGGCGGCGCAGGATGTTGCCGCTGGGGTTGACGCGCACCTTCGACAGGTTCAGCGCCGCCGCGATCAGGTCGCGGTAGGGCGTCGTCACCATCCCCTCCATCGTGATCGTCGCCGTCACATCGGCCCAGCCGAAGTTCGGGTAGGACACCTCGTAGTCGTAGTCCATCTTTCCAGCGAAGGCCGGGAAGGGAAGGTCCGTCACCGTCTGGAAGTCGGTGAACTGGTACGCCAGCGTTGTCCCCGTCGCGTCCAGAGCGAACTCGTAGCCCTTGCGCCGCCAGCCCGCGCCCGGCACATCCGGGATGATGGCGAGGCGGGCAAGGTCCACCCACGGCTTGCGCGTGGTCCACTCGTCCACGCTGCCGTCCGCCGCCGGAACCGTCTGCTGGCCTGCGCGGGAATTGCCCGGCGCGGCCTTCAGCACCCCGCGCACCGTCCACTCGACGCGCCCGTCCGTGCCGAGAGCGCAGGTCTGCTGCCAGGTGTGCGCCACGAAGGGCAGCGAAGAAGCCTGGTCTATCGCCATGACAGGGGACACCTGCCACTCCACCGAGAACTCGACGGCGAGGTACTGCGTCCCGATGGCCTGCGGGCTGCTGATCGCCACCTTCGGGCCGCCCGTGTCGTCGGGCACATCGCGCGTGTACGAGGCCAGCGTCACCCATGACCCGCCAGCGCGGCGGATTTCCGCCGTGAAGTTCACCGTGCTGTCCGACCCGCCGCTCACCGCCCCGGTCTGGATGAATGCGTTCTGGAAGCGCAGGAACGCCGAGTCCGACGCGAACACCCCGCGCCCGCGAAGCGCGTACTTCTGCCCGATGCAGGTGCGCCCGTCCTCCGCGAACACCGGGGCGGACACATACTCCGTCAGCGTCAGGCACGGGATCTCGAACTCCTGGGGGCCGTGGCCCTTGATGAAGGTGATCCGCGCGTTGCTGGTCCAGTTGTCGGCCATTACCAGTTCGCTCCCAGCGCGGCACCCTGCGCGCGAAGGATGTCGGTGAACGGCTGCTGGGTCGCCGGGGCCACGCCCGGACGGACCGCAGCGCCGGGAAGGACGCTCCGGATGTTGTTCAGCACCTGCTGGATGCCCAGCAGGACGGCGTACAGCGGCGACCCGACCAGCCAGCCGGAGAGCGCCGAGGCGACCCCGGCGATGAAGCCGACCACCGCGTCCGCGATGCCCGTCACGATGTCGATGAGCTTGCTGATCGAATCGATCATGCCGCTGAGCACATTCGTGGCGAAGGTGGTCGCAAAGGACAGGGGCGGCGCGAGGCGGTCGCCAAGCCGGGCGATGGAGTCGGACAGGAAGGTGTCCGCGTTCTGCGCCGCCGCCGCCGAGGGGCCACGGTACGCCGCGCTCTGCTGCGTCCGCTGGATGTCCGCGATCTGCTCGCGCACGATTGCCGCCGTCGCCTCCCCGCTGTACGGGGCGAGCCGCGTCGCCTCCGCGACCATGAAGCGGTGGAACTCCACGATGGAGCGCACGACGCCCTCGATGGCCTTCACGATCACCCCGACCGCCGCCGCCGCGACAAGGCCCACCCCCGTCGCCGCGAGCGCCGCCTGCGCCCCGCCGCCGACCACCGCCCGAGCCGCGCCCGCCGCGCCGCCAGACGCGAAGCCAGCCACCGCCTGCAAGCCGATGTCCTCCCCCACCGCCGCGCCAGCCACCGGAGGCACGCGCCGCGCAGGCAGCACCCCCTCGATGCTCCGGCGGGCGCTCCCCGTCGCAGACTCGATCCGCTCCCGAGCCTCACGCTCCACGGCGCTCGGGGCCGCGCCCACGCCCGCCGACCCGGCGGCTCCGACACCGCCGGACGGAACCGACGAAGGAGCGGCCCCGGAAGCGCCGTCAAGCGCGTCCGTCATGTCGTCGATCTGCACGACGATCGTGCCGTAGTTCGTCTCGCCTGCCATCTGTCACGCTCCTGTCGTCGTCCACGCGAACGCGCGGCCGTACTCGTACACATCCACCATCTTCAGCCAGCCAGCCTTCCCGCTCCCGCCCTTGCCCGGCTTCTGCACGGGCTGGCCGTAGGTCCGAAGCAGCATTGGCGTCGTGAGCAGCGCGTCAGACCCCTCGCCCAAGAACGAGCCGTTCAGCGCCTCCCGGATCGCGTTCATCACATCCAGCGCACCACGGTCGCCACGCACACGCTGGTCCGCCCGAGGCTGGCGGTCGGTCAGGTTGCGCCAGTTCAGCGCCACCGCCACCAGCGAGGAGGTCAGGCCAGCGCCCGACAAGGGATGCTGCTGCCCGCCGTCGCGGATCTGCACCTGCACGCAGGTCGCCTGCGTCTCGATGGGCGTCGAGTCCTCGTCGACGAGGAACACGCATTCCGCGTACCCGTAGCCGTCCATCACCTGCTGGATGCGGTTGCAGATCCCCTGCGCCACCGCGCTCTCGCTCGCGTATGCCATGCGAAGCTCCTGCCCGATGCTGGCGTACATCAGACCCAGCGAATAGGCGTTGAATCCCTCCGCCACCATCGTCCGCAACGCCCCGTCCTGCCAGGTCGGGAACTGCGCCGGGACAGGCTCCGTGCCGTTGAACACCAGCGCCGTCACCATCGCACGCGCGTTCTGCTGGTACCAGTACGGGTTCCCGTCCCCTACCGAGTAGTCCGCGTCCGTGGCGTAGTTCTTCCATTGCTCCATCGGACCCCAGAACACCCACCCCGAAAGCGTCTCCGGGTCGAGGTAGGACCGGAAGGCGTACAGCGCCCGCGCGAACAGCGCCGAGGTCAGGAACTGCGGGGCCTCCTGCGGGTTCTGGAATATCGGCGTGAACGGGAAGTACTGCTGGCTGCACAGCGGGTAGACCGGCTGCGACTCCTTCCCGTAGGCGATCCGGGCGCGGCGGATCACCTCAAGGTGCGCGAGCTGGTACTCCAGCCACACCTGGTACTCCACATCCCACTCCGAGAGCGTCGGCGCGTTGCCCGACTGCCACCCGTAGCCGGGGGCGGTCCCGTTGGTCACGCTCCAGCCCGTCGCCGCGATGGCGAACTGCCGCTGCTCCGGGTCCATCGCCGAGGTGTCCGGGCAGTAGACGAACATGTCCGGGCAGCACCAGTCCATCGCCTCAAGGATCGGCTGGTAGCGCGACAGCGCCTCCGCGATCCGGGACTCCCGCCCCGCCGCCGTCGCGTACTTCCACGACACATCGTCGTAGTTGGGGTTGTAGTTGCGGATCAGCGGCTGGTCCGCGCAACCAAGCATGATCCCGTCGCCGAAGTACTCCTTGATCGCCGTCAGCGCCCCGACGAACTGGTCCTGCGTGTACTCGATCTTTGCAGCGTCGTCGCCGAGCATCCAGTCGTTGAACAGCCCCTCGAAGTCCAGCGCCACGAACATCGGCGGGTCCAGCCCAGGCTCGCAGCCCTGCGCCTCGATGTACGCGATGCAGTTGGCGATGTTGATGGACTGGTCCTGCTGCCCCTCGTTGTCGATGAAGGGAAGCCCCGGACCAGCCCCATCGCCCGAATACAGCATCGTCAGGAACGACTGGCCCGGCACCGACTCGAACGCCGACACCGCCGCAGCGTCCTGCGCCGCGTCGCCCGTCAGGCACACCATGTCCGGCATGGACACGATGGGGCTAGCCACGGGAAGCCCCCCGCGCCTTGCGCTCCCACGCCGCCTGCGCCGCCTTCAGGTCAAGCTCCTGCGCCGCGTGACCATGCCCGCACATCGCCAGAAGATGGCACATCGGAGCCGGGTCCGGGCAAAGCGCCGCCCCGATGGCCTGCGCCATCGTCAGCGTGTCCCGCGCGTCCAGCTCGTCGAGCATCGCGTGCATTCCTTCCGCGCGCTCTCCGCAGTCCTCCGGCAGCAGCCCGTAGCGCGCGACGAACCGGGCGTGCTGCCTCGTCAGTTTCCCGCGGACTTGTACGCCTGCTGAGCGCGGACGCCAAGCGCCGCCAGACGGCGCGGAGGCCAGGTCTGCGCCGCCGCAGGGTTGTCCGCCACCGCCACCACCGCCGCCGCGAACTCGGACACGCCGCCGTCCTCGCTCGCCTGAAGCGACTTCGCCCGAAGGCCAAGCTCCATCTGAAGCTCGGCGTTGCTGAAGCAGAACGACGGGAAGCCCGCCGTCTCGGCCTGAACCATGCTCGGGTCGCCCGAGCCGCCAATCACGATCTTCTTCTTGTCGTCCATCTTGCCCTCGTCGGAGAGAGGTGAATCCACGGCTACGACGCCGTGGTGTATGCGTAGAGGATGTTGTCCACCGGGTTCGGGATCGCGCGGACATTCACGCCCAGCTTCTTCGCCGCGTTGCCCCACTCGGACTCCTTGAACGACTCGCCGTCCGCGAGGCAGCAGTAGAAGATCGCCCCCTTGCGGCCCGTGATCGTCGGGCGCACCTCAAGCTGGAAGTACCCGCCGTCCGTGTAGGCCGTCGTGAGCATGATCTTGCCCACCGTGGCCGAGGTGCCGCCGCTGCCGCCGTAGCACCGCGCCCGCAGCGCCGCGAGCACATCGACATCCCACTCGACCAGCGTGCAGTTCAGCACCGCCTCGATGTTGTTGCCGATGGCCTGCGCCGGGGAAGCGCCCTGCGCGACATCCGTCTCGATCTTCAGGTGCGAGATCTCGCTGACCGAGAACAGGCTGTCGTTGCTCGTGCGCCCGAGCTTCGCCATCGTGGTCGTGGCGCCGCTCACCCAGATGTCGCACGGTCCCGTCACATTCCAAGTCACCGCCATGACCTACCGTCCCTTCAGGGCCAGACGAAGGCCCGTGTAGATGTTGCGGCCGAAGGCGTGGAAGTCCGCCGAGGTCGGCTCGATGAAGTTGCGGGCCGGGACGGTCACGCCCCGCCGCGCGATAATGAAGTCGCGGCCACGGAAGCCGCCCGCCGCGCCCGCCGCGCCCGCGCTCCCCGCCCGCGCCGCCTTGCGCGTCAACGGGATGAAGTTCGGCCCCTTCGTCGTGAAGCCCGCGTTCTGGTACGCGCCGTAGTGCGCGCCCTTCAGCGTCAGCACGATGGACTCGCCCTGCACGCTGCCGTCAGCGCCCTGGCTGTTCATCAGCCAGCCCGTGTCGCGCAGGGGCTTCCCGCCGTTGCGGTAGCCCTGCTTCGTGTGCCAGCGCCCGCGAGAGTCCTTCCAGCGGCCCTCAAGCGGCTTGATCGGCTCGAACTGCCCGTCCCGCCCCTCGCCGTCGCGGATGTGCCGCCGACGCTGCTCCACCGTCAGGTACGCCAAGCCGTCCACCACCGCAGGAGACTTCAGCGCCTCGCGTATGCGGTCTGCGACGATCCTGACTCGGTTCTTCGCCATCTCAGTTGCCGGGGGGGACAGGGAAGGTGTTGGACGAAATCGGGGGGTAGAACGGCGACCCGTAGGACGCCGAGTAGTCCAGCGGCAGCGCGTTCCCCACCGCCTGCACCGTGGGAAGCCCCGCGTTCGCCGCCGCACCCACCGCGCCGAAGATCATGCCGCCGTCCCGAAGCGCCTCAAGGTCCGACAGCGCCTGCTTGTAGCCGTCCGCCACATTCGGGGGAACCTCCCCCCCGCGACGGGCGCACAGCGAGTACGCCGCGAGGTTCACCGTCAGCCCCGTCAGCATCGGGTCCGACGCCAGCGCCAGCGCGTCAAGCTGCTCGTCCGTGTAGGTCGAGCGCGTCCGCGCCATCGCACGGATGCGACCCGACGCCTGCGACAGATGCCACGCCACCACCGGGTTGTCCCCGTACACGGGCTGGCCCGCGTCGCCGCACAGGTCGGCCACGAGGTTGCTGTCGATGGACTTGCACAGGTCGGAGTAGGTCGCGTAGGCCATCGTGGACCCCTGTTTTGGAAGGGGCGGCCCCGGAGGACCGCCCCATTCCCGTCCGTCGCAGGAGAGGCGTCAGCTCGCCACGGAGGCGATGTAGAAGCCCGACAGCGGAGCCGCCAGCACAGGAGCGATGTCCTGCACGACGCGGCCCTTCACCGTCCGGTTCCAGGTGTCCTCCATGCTCTCCACCGTCATGTCCTCGTAGGCGTTGATCTGGATGGTGTTGAAGGTCGGCTGACCCGCCATCCCCACCAGACCGCCCTTGCGGGTCGTGAAGACCGCCTGCGCGTCCCCGAGCACGAAGCCCGTGGTCTGCGTGGCAGCGCCCTGCACGACGCTGTTGCGCACCGTGTCCTCGACCACGATGTTGACGCCGAACAGGTTGCTCGGCAGACCCCAGGTGTCGAAGGTCTGGTCGCCACGCAGGTAGCCCAGCGTGTTGACGTTGTTCACGAGGTACGCCTGCACCTCGGCCGTCACCGCCATCTGGCCCGCGAGGGTCGGGTTGATGACGAGGTTCAGGTCCTTCGGGGTCACCTGCCCGCCCGTGGCGAAGCTGATCTGCTTGGCGACGCCACGGATGGTGTTCTGGATGTAGTTCTGCGAGGTCGAGGAGCTGGTCCAGGAGCCGCCGCCCGAGATGGCACCCGCCGTCGCGGAGTAGTTCGTGCTCGGGTAGTTGCCGCTGGTGGTCAGCACCGCGATGGCCGCGCGGGCGCGGTCGGTCATCGCAAGCTGCGCCTTCTGGCGGGCGTGCGAGGCCACGATGTCCCACGCCGCCTGCCCCGCCGTCTTGGTCGAGAACTGGAACGGGTAGGCGTAGCGGGTCGTGGTGTATTGGACAGGCTCCACCTGCTCGTTCTTGCCGACGGGGGCATCGCTGCCCTCGGGCCAGACGAAGTTGTTGGTGCCGATCACGCGGATGGCGTCCACCGGGTTGATGCGGAAGAACCAGCCGGACGACGCCTTCACAGGCACGACCTGCGCGTACTTGTTGACCGCGAAGCTCGCCGGGTTGCGGCTGTACTCGACCAGCAGGGCTCCGCTGGCGGCAGCGTCCCAGGCCGTGCCGGGGACGAAGACATTCTGGCCGCCGCCGACGCCCGTGTAGGCGAACAGCTCCTTCATCTTCTCAAGGTCCATGATTCGTGTCCCTTTCTTGTGGGGGGGGGTTGGTTCAGGATCAGAGGGTCGGGCCGGGGCGGGAGAACGCCCAGATGACCTCGCCATCGGCGGCGGCCGTCTGGAGCGCGACATACGAGCCGTACTTGCCCGTGCCAGTGGCCGCGAGGCCCTTGCCGCCCGTGGTCGGCATGATGGAGCCGCCAGCGCTGATCGCGCCGCCCGCCTCGATCTGCACGCACGGACCCTGCTGGAAGTTGATGACGCTGCCGCTCGGGGCGTTGTAGGTGCCGTTGTAGGTGGACACCGAGCCGTCCGTGACGCCGATCACGACATCCGTGCCAGCCGTCGCCGCCGCGCCCGTCATGATGCCGGAGACCTTCACCATGCGGTACGGCGAGATGTCCGCGCTGCTGGTGAGGTTGGGAACCGTTCCGTCAGAAGCCATTGTTCAGTCCTTTCGGCCGGATCACGCCGCCCGCGCGGCTCCCGGCTTCGTCGCTTGAATGCCGCTCGGGACCGTCCCGGCGGCCGTCGTTCACTGGTTCTCGCGCACCCACTTGTGGTAGCCGTCGATGTCGCCCTTCTTGGCGAACTCCTCGGCCTTCTCGCGGATCTGCTCCATCGTGAGCTTCGTCTTGGGCAGCGCCGCCTTGCCCACCGGGATCTCCGTGTTGATCGGGAGCCGCGCGAAGTTGCTCTTGATGTAGGCCACCTCCGCGTCGGGGTCCTCCGAGCCGACGATGCGCTCCAGGATCGCGGCCTTCGCCTCGTCCTTGATCGCCACGCCCTCGCGGATCATGTCGTCGAGCTGGCGGCCGAAGCGCTCGCGCTTCGCGCCCTGCTCGACCTGCTTGAACTGCTCCTTCATCGCCTCCAGCGCGGTCTTGGCCGCGTCCAGCTCGGCGCGGATCAGGCCGTCGCCCTCGGGGGCCGGGGCCGCCGCAGGCTTCGCCATCGCCGCCTTGCCAGCCTCGCCCTCGCTGTCGCCCGTCATGTCCGCCGAATGCTTGATCTTGAGGCACTTCGCCATCTCCTCGACGGCGGCCTCCAGCTTGCCGATGCGCTCCTCAACGGTCATCTTGTCGTCCTTTCCGGCCGAGGCCGGGACAAAGGTGTTTCCGCCGCCGCCCGCCCCCGTGTAGGAGAAACGGAGCTTCGCGGAGAACTGCTCGCGGGCACCGCGCCGCGCGAAGTGCGTGTCGGGCAGCGGACGCCGGGGAGTCTCCCGGCCCAGCAGCGCGACCTCGCTCATGTGGTCGTTGTCCGCCCAGAACTCCGCGCTCCGGCGCGGGTAGGCGTTGCTCTCGATGTAGGCGGCGAACTTCTCCTCGGTGAACTCGGCGTCGCAGACGGCGTAGGCCACCCCCCCGCGCTCCTCGGTCCAGAGGTCCATGATGACGCCCACCGCCTCGGGCGGCGGCGGCGTCCCCGGCTCGCCTTCGCGCAGGTCGTGGCGGACGATGAACTGCGGGCGCGAACCCCGCGCCATGAAGCCCAGCGTCTTCTCGACCGACTTGCGGACGCGCTCGTTGGTCCACTTCGCCAGGCGCGGGTCCGCCTTCGCGTCGTCGATGCTGGGGTCGAAGGCCATGAAGACCTCCAGCCCATGCACGCGGACCTTGCCGTTCTCGCGCGTGATCCGGTGCGACGCCGCCATGTCCGAGAGGGACACGGGGGCATCGACGACCGGGGCCGGAGTCGCAAGAAGGCTCACGCCGCCCAATATCGGGACGATGCCGCAACCCGTGTTGTGGAAAGGCGTTGCGCGTTGTCGCGCTGCCGCGATGCCGTCACGACGGCGCGACTAGGCCACGAAGCCGGGGTCGGGGAACTGCCCGGAGCGCAGGAGCGTCAAGCGCGGCCCGTTGAAGGCGTCGATGGCGTCCCGGTCGATGGTGCCGTCCGGGCGAACAAACCCGCGAGAAATGGCCGTTTCCACGGGCATTGGAATGCGTCCACACCTGCACTGGAAACCCCCTGGGGGACCTACGCGCCAATGCTGGAAATCTTCCAGCGTCCCAACGAAGCCGTCCATCGCCGCGTGCGTCGGGCGCGTCCGCGCGTCCCCCACCGCGCTCCACTCCAGCAGCGGCACGAACGCCTTCACCACCGGATGCGCCAGCGTCGCGTCCTCGCCACGAGTCTGCGCCGCGCTCATGTTCGTCCGAAGAACCATCTCCAGCCGAGCGTCCGACAGGTTCCGCGCCGTCTCCAGCTGCGCCGCCTGCACATAGTCGCCAAGCCCCGCCTTCCGCAGATCGCCCCGGAGCGACTTCACCGAGCCGCGATCCGCGAGCGCCTTCGCCACAAGCAGATGCAGGCGCTTGACCTGCTCGGAATCGAGGCCGGATGCGTAGAACACCCGCGAGGAAGGGTCCGGCGCTCCCGTCAGCAGCGCCGCCACCTGCGGGGACTGCCGCATGATCGCCGGAAGCGCCTCGCGCGACTCGTGCAGCGCCATCTCCCCCGCCTTCTGCGCCGCCCACGCCGACACCTCGGCCCACTCGCGCCGCGTCATCGGCACAAGCCCGGCGAAACGCGCCTGCACCGCCGTCGTCGCCCCCGCCTCGTAGCCCAGGATCGACACCGGAAGCCCGCCCTCGGGCAGCGGGAGCATCTTCTGCGTCTTGCCCGCCTTCACGATGCGGGCGCTGCCAAGACCCCACGAACCCACCAGCAGGCCCGCCACGGGGACCGACCACGACGCCCAGAAGCCGCTCGCGTCCCCGCCCAGCGCCTGCACCGACAGCGCCACCATGTAGAGGTCGTGCGCCTGCCGCGCCCAGTCGCGCATCATGCGCCGGAACGCCGCCGCCGTCGTCCGGCGCGGGCTGGTCACGCCGCCGCCCCCGCGCCCGCACGCTCAGGGATCGCCAGCAGGTCGTCGAGCATCTGCCCGCCGCCCATCGACCGCGACAGCACCGCCTCCCCCGGCGCAGGCTTGGCGAAGCCCGTCGTCTCGCGCACCTCGTCCATCGACAGCTCGCCGCCCATGTCCACGAACACCTTCGCCGCCTCAAGGCGCTCCTTGATGTTCGGGCGCTCCGTCGCGATCTTCAGCCGGACGGCGTGGAACACCTCCGGCGAGTAGCCACGAAGCGACGCCAGCGACCACAGCATCTGCTGCGTCACGCTCTCGGCAAGCGCGTTGGCGTGGTACTTCAGAATCAGGCTCTTCGTGTTCTCGTGCAGGTACGCCACGCCGGACCCGAGGCCCGTCCCGTGCGCCTCGCTGGTCAGGCTCTGCCCCTGCCGGACCTCCTTCACCTTGCCCGAAAGCCAGTTGATGAGGTCCATGAACATCGCCGCCTTCGCGGCGGGCGGGTCCATGATGGAGATATCCGTGCTGTCTGGCGACTCCCCCGGCACGCGCGGCAAGGCCACATTGTTGTCGTTGATGAGGTTCGACAGCGCCTGGAGGATCTCCTGCTGCGCCTGCTGGTTGCCGTTGGGGTATCGGCCCACGCGGATGCCAGCGCTGTAGCGCTTGCACCAGATCGCCGCCTGCTGCATGATCTCCTGCTTGAGATACCAGTAGAACCACACCCGGTCCCGGTTGCCCGTGCCCCGGAACATCTGGTCCGCGCTGCGGTAGTCGTCGAAGTAGGGGGCCTCCCGGAAGACCGAATGCACGATCACCGACGCGCGTTCCTGAGCGTCGAAGATATGCACCCACGAGTTGAAGCCCATGTCAACGACCGAGAGGCCGTCGTTCAGGTACGCCGCGCCCACGCGCATACCGGCATTGCCCCACTGGTCGAAGGCGATTGTGTCCCCGTGCAGCGGCACCCACTTGCGGACGCGGAAATCCAGCACCGGGTCGCGCGTGACCACGAAGTTGACCCCGCTCGTGCCGTACCACTCCGCGAGCATGAGCTGCCGGAGCATATCGGTGAGGTTGGGCACCTGCCGGAAGACATCGGTGAGCCAGGCCGCGCACTCCACCTGCGCCGCGTCCTCGTCGTCGTCGGCCTCGATGCTCCACTCCGAGCACGCCACGGCCAGCCAGAGCGCCTGACCGGACGCCTCGATGTCCGGGTCGCGCCGCATCATCATCTGGAACTGCGGGTCCAGCTGGTACGCGAGGCTGCTGCTGGCGACCATGTAGGCCGCGTTGGTGAAGTACGACCGCTGGTTCTCGACGCTGGAGACAAGCGGCGTGTCCGGGCCGCGCTCCACGGGCGCGGGAAGCGGCTTGATCGGCCGCTCCTCGGGGGGCAGTCCTCCGCCGCCACGCGCCCCGGCGCTCGACGCGCCGTCGAACGGGACCATCTGCGCCGAATGCAACTCCTTGATCCGCCGTCGCTTCGCCATCGTCGTCGCCTCCGTGCGCGATCCTACTAAGCCTGCCCCCGCGCGAACAGTCCCGAATGCGAAGACCGCGCCGGGACGCGGAACACGCCGCCCGGCCCGTTCTCCACCACCTGCACCGCCTCCTTCACCGACCCGCCGCACCGCATCGCCTCCCGGCAGAGGTCGATCACCGTGTCCAGCGTGTCGTCGTGCGTCGCCGCAGGGAAGCCCGCAACCTCGTCGAACACGATCTGGAAGTCCGGGCGCACCTGACCGCCCGACCCCGCCGGAAGGTGGTACTTCCCCGACTCGATGTACGACTGAACCTCGATGGCACGCCAGTGCTTGTCCCGGTTGCGGTCCAGGCCCACCACCGGAATCCGCGTCGTCGCCCGAAGCTCCTGCACCGCCCCGTCCTGCGGGCCGTTGCCCTCGGCGTAGACCGTCGTGACGCCGTGACGCTCGCACAGCGCCGCCACCTTGCGCCGGAAGTCCGGCAGCGGCTCCCGCACCCGAAGAAGCTCCATCGCGTAGGTGTGGCCGTAGCCGTCGATCCGGGCCACCTGACACACCGACCAGTCCGGGTCGGGCTTCTCGGCGCTCTTGGCCGAGTAGGCCCAGTCCACCGCCGCGATGACGCGGGCGGGGATCGGCGGCTCCCCCGACCACAGGTGCCCCAGAAGCCACCCCGGCTGGAAGACCATCAGCTCCGGGTTCAGCGGCACCAGCTCGTAGGCGCGAGCGTAGCCGACCATCCCCATGCCCGTCTCCGGGTCGCGCTCGCGCTCCAGCACCTCCGGCGGGAACGACTCCGGCCACGGCGACCGCGTGCCCACGCAGGGAAGCCGCAGCGAGTCCCCCCGCGCCTCGGCCTTGCGCCGAAGCATCGCGTTGGCGTCGTCGGGGTGCCAGGGCGTGCCCGTCGAATACATCGCAAGCTTCGCGTGGTTGCCCGCGCCGTAGTCCAGCATCGGGGGCCAGGTGCTGTTGACCGCCTCCTTGATCTGCTCGCGCACCTTCGGCTGGAGGACGCTGTTCTTGAGCGTGCAGATGTCGTCGAACCAGATGCGGTCCTTGCGGCCGCCGGGGTTGCCCAGCACCCCGACCGCCTCCACCGTGTTGTCGCGCTGCGCCGGGACGCTGTGCCTCACCCGGAAGAACTCGTTGTTGTCGTAGCCCTCCTCGACGGCGACATGGGGGAACACCGCCCGGAAGGTGGGCGACTTCACGATGTCCCGGATCATCTTGCAGGTCTTGACCGCCTCGTCGTCCGTGGAGCCGACGATCTGGATTCGGATGGTGGGGTCGTTGCCGATCTGCCAGGCCTCGTACAGCGCCCCGCCGACCGTCTTTCCGTGGCCTCGGGGAAGCTCAAGATGGAACCGGGGGTGGAGCATCCGGTGCCGGGCCACTCGGAGCTGGAAGGGGTCGAGCGCCCGCCGCAGGTAGAGCGCCGTAAACGCGGCGGGGTTGGTGCGGGCGGCCTCGATGGCCTGCTGCGGGGTCACAGCATCCACCACAGGGCGAGGAAGAACAGCAGCGCGGCCGCGCCCGCGAGGATCGCCTGCACGACGCACAGGGCCGACGCCAGCCCGTAGCGGCGCGAGCCGAAGGCGATGCGCTCGATGGGGTTGAAGGCCAGCGAGGCCACAAGCGCCAGCGTCCCCCACAGGATCGCCGCGCCGGGGGTCATTCGAGGCCGCCCAGGGTCTTGGCGACGGCGGCGACCTGCTCGGGGGTGAGCGTCACGCCGACATTCTCCGTGGCCTGCCCCTTGTCCAGCCGCTCGATCTTGTCCGCCGCGACCTGCGAGTCCAGCACCAGCCGCTCCAGCATGGCGAGCGTCTGCCCGATGCGGGAGACGCTGCGGGGTTCAAGTTCGGGGTCGTTGAGGACTTCCTTGCACCGCTGGATCAGCAGTTTCCGCGTGTCCTGCGGGATGTCCCAGCCTTCGCGCAGGGCGCGGGCGTAGGTGATGAACTCGCCGCCCTTCACGCGGGCCTGCCCCTTTCCCCCGTCGTGCGAGCTGATATTGCGCGTCAGGCGTGGCACGCCATGAGCATACGAAGGTCTCTGCCGCGCGCAAGTCTTGCCCTGCAAGGGGTTACGAACACTTTGAAATTGTTGGAGAGTTGGGGACGGCGTATTCGGCGTGGTGGTTCGCGTCGTAAGTGGCTTTCGTGGCGTGGTTTGCGTCGTGCGCGGGGCGCGTATGGCCGTGTCGGTGGGTGCCGGGGGTTACTCGTTGATCTTCTGCCGCCCGCTGATTTCGGTGGGGAGCATCCGCACGCGCTTCCAGAAGCCGTCGATGTTTGCCTGCGTGAAGGCGTCGCGCTTCTTCTGGAGCGCCGCAAGCACCCAGATCATCGGGAGCGGGTCGCGCACATCGTCCGGCCCGACGAGGAAGATGAGGCGCAGGTTGTCGCAGTCCCCGATGGTTTCCCTGATCCGAAGCTCCCCGACGCCATGCCCGCGCATGGCGAGCACCCAAGTCCAGTCGATGGCGTCCTTTGCGGGCCAGTCGCGCAAGGCGAGCGCGTGGGGCCGAAGCCGGATGGCGTCGCGCTTGCGGGGGAACAGCGCCCTTGCGTCGTCGAAGGCGGCGCGGAGGATTCGGACGCGGTAGGTGCCTGCGAGGTGGTCGCCGGGCGCTCTTGGGCGTCTGCTCGCCACACGCGCCAGGATGCCCCCAGCCGCGTCCGTCGCTCCCGGATGCCCCGGAAGGCGTCCGCACGGCGCGGGCGCGTCCTGAGGCATCCTGCGCCCGCTGGCGTGGTTCCTCACGGCTTCCTCCCCGACGCAATCGCGCCGATGTCCCGGTTGAGGCGGTCGCAGAGCGATTCGGGCGGCAGCGCCGGGGGCGTCGGCTTGGGGGCGTTGCGGGCCAGCCACGCGCGGATCATGGCGCGGCATTCTGCGGCCTCCTCGGGGGTGGGGGGGACGATCTTCGGGGGTCGGTTGGCGGGTGTTTCGTTCTGCAAGTCGTTGTCGTGCATGGCGTTAGGCTCCTTCCGTGGCTGTCGCGGTCAGTTCTTCGGGGTCGGGGATCGGCAGCGGCGGCTCCTTGTCGGGGTCGTACTCGGCGGGCGGCGGCGCGGGGTCGGGCTTGCCCGCCAGACGCGCCCGCAGCACCTTCGCGGGAATCCGCATGGCCCCTGGCCCCGTGTCGGCCAGTTCGGCCTTCAGCGTGTTCGCGGGCAGTTTGCCGCTGCTGGCCCAGATTTCGGCGTACAGCTCCCAGAGGTCAAGGCACTCGTCCTCGTTCAGTCCAACGCCTTCGGCGATGCTCAGGAAGATGCCTTTCTGCTTGCGCGCAATCGTGCCGATCCGTGCGGCTTCCTCGGCCATCGCCGCCGTGCGGGATGCCGCGCCGCCGTACTCGGCCTGCGCGATGCGCGTGACCGCTGCGGCGTCGTGGGAGACGATCCGGCGCACCTGATCCCGGTTCAGGATCAACCGTTGCGGCTTCGAACCCTTTGGCGGTTCGCTGCCTTCCGGGGTTGCGGAGCAATCCCCCACCCCCCGCGCCGCGCCAGCGGCGCTTCCCCCCGCAGGGGGGGTAGGGGGGGTTTTTTGTATCTCACTCTGGTTCTGATTCTGACTTTGACTCTGACTGGCATTGCGTCCGCATTGCGATTCGGACTGCGGTCGCATTGCGGTCGCATTGCGATTCGCATGGCGCTCACCCCCCCAACGCGCCGCCGCACCCCGCTTGGCAGCGTCAGAACGCCGATTCTGCTTCTGCTGCTGCACCTGACGGATGTCCTCCAACTTGCGGTTACGCATGACAGAATCGTGGCAGATTTCGAACTTCGAAATGACAAAATCG